CAACCGACTCGCCGGTGTTAACCTCGTTCCTACATTATTTGGAGTTGACCCAAGCACAGGACTGCCATTGACCAGACCCGAGAATGTTTTCGAATACATTTCTCGAAAGTCAAATGAACTCAACGCCGGTATTCAGTATTTTCAACAGCAAACAGAAATCTTGTCTGGGACTTCACTGCTCCCAAAAGATCAACGGGAAAGTAATTTTGATTACAACACTGACGGAGGAATCGATGAGTTTCCCGGTCTTGTTGGCGTAACAAACATTGCACAAGGTTTTCAACAAACCACAAACTCTCTCGATCCAGATAATCTTGAAGACAGGTTTTCAGGATTCTTTGACTCTGTGACTGGAAAGGGAAGTGAACTCATGAACGCGGTGGATGCGGCTGCAAAGGGTGATATCTCTCAGGCACTATCAATTTTCCGAAATGCGGATGGAAACATTTCAATCCCAGAATTTGATCCAGATAACCCAAACGGTGGGGTTGATCTTACTCAAATAGTCGATGCATATCAAAGTGTCAAACAAGCGGTAAGCACACTGGAGTCACTCGTAAACAATGAGAGAGCCTTGACCGCACTCGCAACAGATTATCTTACAAAAACGGTGTTCGGGTTTAGCGTGCTTGCCCTTCTAGCCGATCCATGTTTTGGAAAGAAAATAGCCGAGAAGATCTTTAATCTTTGATAGATAGTAGTATGGCACGCTTTGTAGACATTGACCTTAACTTCACACGAAACCCTATCACGGGTGATGTGTCCACCAAAAAAGATGCACAGGCTGTGTTGCGTTCTATCAAAAATATTGTTAACACAATGGCAGGAGAGAAAAAGTTTGATCCGACATTCGGAGGAGACGTTCGACGGCTTTTGTTTGAGCCGATCTCGCCAACGACAACTTTGAAAATGGAAGATGCGATCAGACGAGCAATTAATGATTTTGAGTCTAGAGCGATTGTTGAAGAGGTTCGAGTTTTATCAAACTCTGATGAAAATGAGTATTTCGTCGGCATCACATTTAAGGTCGTAAATGATCCTAGACCAGTTACATCAACTATAACGATCAAGAGGGTTCGATAATGGCACAGAGTATTCAAGTCAATTCACTAAACTTTGACGAAATCAAATCAAACCTAAAGGGGTATCTCTCCAACACTGATGTGTTTACGGACTACGATTTTGATGGTTCTGGACTCTCGGCTATTCTTGATCTTTTGGCGTACACAACGTACTACCAAGGTGTGTATAACAATTTTGTTGCGAATGAGATGTTCATCTCTACGGCTGAAAGTAGAGCGGCTGTCAGTTCACATGCTAAAAGCCTTGGGTACACTCCAAGATCTCAGACGGCTCCGACCGCGATTGTTAATGTTACCTTTGGTTCAACTGCTGGCTTGTCAACTACGTTTAGACGCGGTGCTGTTTTCACCACTAAAATTGATAGCAAAACGTATCGCTTTACGAACACTGAGTCAATCACAGTCGATCTTAATCCCTCTGGCACAGGTGAACACATTACGTCTTTGCCAATCAAAGAGGGTGTGATTAGAACCATATCATCCGTAATTAGCAACAATCGGGATTATCAAAAAGTCACCATCCCTGATTTCAAAGTTGACACATCTACGATTAAAGTTACGGTTCAAGACTCAATTGCTGACACAACGGGAATCACAAACACTTGGTCTTCTTCAACGAGTCTAGCGTCAATCACTGGTGGGTCGAGAGCATATTTCATTGAGCAAGACTACACTGGTAATTACTCAGTAAATTTTGGAGACGGTGTGATTGGAGCCACGCTTGCTTCAGGAAATTTGGTGACTGTATCGTATCTCTCAACTAACGGTCCTGCGACAAATGGTGTTGGAAGAAACGACGCTACTTCATCGGTTAACTCATTTACATATTTGACAGGCAACACGGTCGATACGGTCACGCCCGCATCGGGTGGGGGATTCCCCCAGAGTGTCGAGAGCATTCGTAAAGTTGCACCAAAAACATATGCGTCACAAAATCGTGCGATCACCGCATCTGACTTTGAGGCTATTGTTGAAAACAACTTTAGTGGGTTCACATCAGTCTTTGCATATGGAGGTGAGCAACTTAGTCCTCCTCAATATGGAAAGGTATTTGTTTCACTAAAACCAAGGGTGAACCAAGTCATCACTGAAAGTCTGAAGAATGAAGTCTCTAGTTTTTTGAAAACCAAATGCTCACTTGGCGTTGAGCCTATTGTTGAAAGTCCAGACTTGGTTCGTGTTCAAGTGACAACAAACTACACTTATGATACTAAAGCAACGCCGCTAAATGACGCATCGCTTTCTGAATTGTTGGTTTCTTTGATCAACAATTATGTGGAAACTAACACTATTGATTTCCAGTCAACAGTCAGTAAAACCTTGCTTGAGAAATCCATCTTGGACACGGAAAGTTCTCTAACGTCTTTGAACACGACTTTTAGATTAGAAAAGCGTGCTGAGTTTTTGCCACAAAAGACAGCGTACTCATTTGATTTTGCAAATGCAATCTTTCATCCTCACGATGGACACTCAAGTGTTGTTTTCTCTAATGACTTCACCTACTATGATCCAGATACCGCAACAAACAAAATTGCTAGGGTCAGAGATGATGGTAGAGGTAAGTTGATTCTGTTTCAATTGAACAACAACGTTGAAACAGAAATCACCAATGACTTTGGAAGCGTAGACTACGATGCTGGTTTGGTAACCTTTAATTTGGCACTACTGTCTGCGGCATTAACAAACGCTGAAATTAGAGTGAACGCTGTGTCTGCAAATAGCATCATCTCATCATCTAACAACTCAGTGTTGATCTCTGATCCGACCTCTACAAGAGCAACGTCATCACCAATCACTTTCTCTGCACCACAAACAGGTACTACAACAACGACAACGACTGTCGCCGACACCCCTGCCGTTAGCGGCGGCGAGGCTTCCAGTGGTAATGGCGGCGGCGGTGGCGGTGGTGGTTACGGAGGTTATTGATGTCCGGCTTTCAACCATTCGGTAACTTTAGCCCAAAAAGGGTCGAGACTGTTAGAGATACAAGATTTGCCAGAGGTAATCCAGAGCCGCCTGTCGCCGCCGGAAATGAACTGGCAGGCTTGTTGCTTGGTCTTGTTCAACCACAAGATCCTCTTCAAGATGTTCAACGAACCATTGGTGAAGAACCATCAATTGACGAGAGAATATCAACCATCGTCACCGACATCTTACCATCATACATTGGGGAAGACCATCCGACTTTTGTTCTTTTCATGAAGTCATTTTATGAATACCTTGAATACGAGGGCGAGGCGAGATATGAGGCTGTAAAACTTCAAACAAACTTTGACATTGATCAAACCCTTGACTCATTTGTTCAATATTTTATGAGTCAATATGCCAGTGACTTCCCCGAAACGCTTGATAGCGGAATGAGTAACAGACAACTCGTTAAGCGAATCAACGAGTTTTACAAAGAGAAGGGTGGCACAATCTCAGTTAGTTTGCTTTTCAGAATACTGTTTGGCAAAGAGGCGGACATTGATTTTCCGAGAGAACGGTTGTTTGAGATATCGGGGGGTGACTACCTAACGTCCTCTATTATCAAACTAAGTCGAACAAACACTGTTAGTGATCTCAAATCAGTTGAGGGTGGTATCCTGAGACAATACCCATATGATGATTATGGTGCTGTCAACAGATACGCAGAGCCTTTTGCTACTGCACTAATTGATAGCGTTGCAGTCACTAAAATTGATGGGGTCAATCAAACTACAATCAACTTGAAAACGGTAAACGGAAACTTTACACCAAACAGAGAAGTCGAATTGGTAAAAGGCTCTACATTGTTACAAGAGCATGTGTTTGAATTGATCGGAGGAATCACAATCTCTGACGCTGGTGTTAGTTATGACATCGGTGACTCGATTGAAATCAAAGACTCAAGAGGATTTGTTGTTGCATCTTCAAGTGTGAGAGGCATCAACAGAAATGGCTCAATCAAAACTCTGGAGCCTGTTAGAATCGAATCCATTTACAGACCATATGAAACATACTCATTTGACATTACTTCATCAGCCGGAGTTAGTGCATCACTTTCATTTATTAATGGTTATGGCAACTTGCCAAGTAAGAAGATTAGGAGAACAGCAAAATCAACTGCGTCCTCTAAATCTGTCATCCCAGATAACTTTAGAAATCAACAACACTCGTATGTGATTCGTGTCGAGGAGCAACTTAAGACTTTTAAACAATTGGTTCTAGACATCATCCATCCGGCTGGTTCTAGAATGTTCAATGATCATGTTATTGACAGAAAGTTTAGTGCAACAACTTTTGACTTCGTGTCTCCACAATCCTCAACAACATCAAGCAATCCAACTCGCTTTACCCCTGCCATTGGACACTTTACTCCTTACATTTTCAGTGGAACGTTTGATCTACGGGGCGATACGTTTGGATCGACTTACATCGATTACTATCCTACCGGATTTAATGGTCTTACGATGGCAACCATTGGAACATCTGCAACTCATGATCCGATCACCGCAGGGTTTACAATTGGTGCTATGGGTGGTCCCTCCGCAGGCACTCAAAATCCAGAGGCATTTGGTGTTACATTTAGTGTTAACGCTGGTGTTACACTGCCCGGATATACTGTTGAAAACATAAACCAAAAAATTCAAGTCACCGGAACAGACTCAATCACCGCACCTTTTTGGATTATCTACAAACATCCAAAAAACACTTTGATTAATCCACCAGCCTCCGGTCTTGCATCATCAAACTTTGTCACAATTCCACTTGATCCTGCGGGATTCACTGCTGGTCATTTCACTAGTTTTACCGCAGGAATGACTACTGGAGACGTTATTGTTCAAAGATCTTCAAACAGGCAAACGGCAATAGGCATTGTCTCTGGAATCACATCACAGAATCCACGGACTGATCCATCACGATTTTCATCGTCCGCTGCAACTCTCGGTATAGTCATGACCATAAATGTTAGAAACGGCGAGTTCACAAACGAAAGTAACTCTGATGGAACTCCTCGCTTGCTACTAAATACTCGTAACAGTGCGACGTTCGATACTCTAGGCACTGGTGGAAATCTTTCGATCAGATTGGCAGCGGGGTCTGCATTGAACAGATTTGCTTGGACTGATTTGGTCATTGGCGATTTTCTTAATACGACTATCTACTAAGGGTGAAATATGGCTACTGCAACTTTAGACGCACAACTTAAAACACAACTATCAAAGGCGTTTCTCGATCAGTTTGATCCGTTCAGACAAGAGAACCTTTTTGTTGGTTTCGCTAAGATCGCAGGAAGTGGTCAAGCGACACGAACTGAAACGACAGACACTCTGACTAGAAAGAATATTCTATACGCAAAGATGGTTTCACCATCGGATATTGCATTTGTGATTGATAGGGTTGATTGGACATCGGGAACAAACTATGACGAGTTTGATCCATCTCTTGACATGTCCACAAAAAACTTTTATGTTTTGGGTGGTGAGGACTCCGCGTCACCAAACATTTACATCTGCACTAAAAAGGGCGGGGCAACATCACTAGAAAAACCAGTTGGCACAACTCCCGAAGTTGAAATAAAAGGTGACGGCTATGAATGGAGATTTGTTGCAAAGGTCACCGGGGACTTGACAAAATTCTTAAACTCTAGTTACATCCCGATCAAGGTGGTTCCCTACTATAGCGACTTGCCTCCAGCGAGTTACGATCAAACCGACGAGGATATTTTCCAATACACTTCACAGTACGACGCTAGGGCTAACGTCAATAACGGAAAAATTCAAAGTGTCAAGGTGACCGCTGCGGGAACCCCATCTGTTTACAGTAGAACAGTAAAGGCTGGTGCAAATCAACAAGTTGTTGCAAGCACATCTACGACAACTCAAATTTCATCTCTCGCCTCCTCTGTAGATGACTTTTACAACGGCTATGCAATTAAGTTTAACACTGGTCCCAGAGCAGGACTGATTGCAAAAATTACTGACTATGTTGGATCTACTCGATTGATCACACATGCTGCACTTTCTGTTAACGCAGGCGCAGGGGACAGGTATGAAATTTATCCTCTTGTCGAGTTTACAGGTGATGGCTCCGGTGCTACGGCACATGCATTTACCGATTCAAGTGGACAGGTGCAGTCCATCGAAATATTGAACGGTGGTACGAATTATAAAAACGCAACCGCGACAATCACCACATCTCAGGATAGCGGAACTGATCCAACATTGACACCACTTATCTTCAAAGATCGTGGTCAAGATCCGGTGTTTGAACTTTTTGCATCAGCAGTAAAACTTTATGTTGCACTTGGCGATGATAACGACGAGATCATGAAGCAAAATGAATACAAGGAAATTTTCCTTGCCTCGGGTTTCAATGTTGGTGCTAGTTATGACAACACCGGAAAACTTGCCGGACACGACATTTCAACTGTTACAAGAATTGACGTTTTGAATGACGGCACTGATCCAGTTGCGATTAATGATTACGTTTATGGGCAAGATAGTTTCGCTTTTGGTCGAGTGCAAACTTTTACTATCAATAACTCTGATGGTCACTTGAATGTTAAAAACATGCGAGGTGAATTTGTCAAAGACGAGAAGTTGTCTGTCCTTGATTCAGGAAGCACACTTTCATTTAAGAATGAGAACCTCACTGTAGTGAGAACAAGAAAAGGTGATACGACTCTTACAATTCCAAAACAGAATTGGAGAGGAACTCATGAGGTTGGTATCTCTTTCGATACTGTTCCTGTCATTGATACTTCCGTTACAGGTGGCTCCGGTGGTGTTGGTTTGATTGCTGAAATTTTCAATATACAAGAAACTGGTGACCCCACCGCCACTATTAGACTGACCCAAGTGTATGGTGGAACCGCATCTGGAACTGTTGATTTCACAGTTGGCGAGACACTTACAACAAGCGTTGGTCAGGCAACAATTAAAACGATTAGCGGTCCAGAAATAGATCTAGATTCTGGACGGATGTTATACATAGAAGGTATCACTGCTGTTTCTAGGCAAGATGAACAAGAAGATGTAATTGAATTTGTCTTTGATTTCTAATAGGAGAGTTGCATGACAATCGGCAAAAACACAGATGACAGTGCTTTCGACACAAGCCTCATGGCTCGTAGTCCATATTATGATGATTTTGATCCACAGAAGAAATTTCTAAAGGTTCTGTTTAAGCCGGGTCAAAGCGTACAGGCACGCGAACTTTCAACTCTGCAATCGATTCTTCAAAACCAAGTTGAAAGATTTGGTCGCCATGTTTTTACAAACGGGTCTTTGGTTAGTGGTGGTGAAGTCGCTGTCTCCAATGGTTTCTATGCGAGAATTGACTCAGATAAACCACTCACAGGCACTAATCTCAAATCTTTGGTTGGTCGTAAAATTACAACTACTGACGTAAGCACCGATACTGTCGCCACAGTCGTTTCTGTTCTCGACACTCCCGTTGGCACGAACGATGTCACTTCACTTACGAATGACAATGAACAAGTTGTCATCTTTAACTATAACAATGCAGGCACTTTCACCGGAAGTGTTTTTTCAACCACTGGTGATAACGATACTTCACTGACTTTTGAAAGTGCGGCAAGTGTAGCACCAAGAAGTGGTGTTGTGTCAAACATTGTTTCTGTCGATCAAGGCATTTACTTCATTGATGGATACTTTGCACTTAACAGTCAACAGAGTCTCGCTGCGTATAGCATCACACAAGGTTATAGAAACTTTAGCCAGCCATCTGCATCCGTTGGTTTTGACGTTACGAAGACAATCGTTGATGTCAGTGATGATTCAAGCCTGAACGATCCCGCTGCTGGTTTCAATAATTTCAATTCACCCGGAGCGGATAGATTTAAGATTGAACCAACCCTCAACCAAAGATCGTTGACCGGCACTGGCGACTCGTCATCTTTCGGCATCTCTGGAGGCACAAATGATTACGTTGAATTGGTTCGTATTGATGAAGGAAACGTATCAAAACGAGTCAAGTTTGCTCAGTATGGTGATCTCTTAAGAACGCTCGCAAGAAGAACATTTGATGAGTCTGGAAACTACACCGTCAAACCATTTACGTTAACGATTGATGAACACGAAAATGTGTTCGGTTCGGCGGATGCAACGAAACTTGGTGTCGTGCTTGCTCCCGGTAAGGCATATGTCTCAGGATATGAGTTTGAGACAGCAGGACCGACAAAGTTCGCTTTGAACAAAGCGAGAACGACTCAGAAGATTAATCTTGTTGAACTGACAACACAGGAAAGCACTTTCATTGACACTGATGAATACACTCTTCCGGTTAGTGGAACCGCTTCTGAACGCGCACTGCTTAATGGTTCAGAATTTGCAATCTTCAGCGAAGCAGAAGATCAAAGTAGAACCTTTATTGGTCGATGCAATATCAGAAACGTTCGAGGCTCGACATCTAGTCAAACTGGTGCTAAACCATTCTTGAGATTTCATGTTAATCGTTTCAACATGGAGGAGATACCGGGAGTCGGAAAAAAGTTTAGTCTCTTTAATCAGAACAAACTCGTTCTCGTAAACATCACCACCGATGCAAACACCTCACGCGGAGGAGGAACACCATCCTTTACCACTGACAATAAGTTTGTAATTATTGTTAATAACCCCGCCTTGAATATTAGGAATTTTAACAACGGTAGAAATATCTTTAAACTGCCTAATACCTTTGCGACATCTGCGATTGATGGTGCAAACCACCAGTTTGAACTAACAGTCACTAAAATGTTTACCGGGACAACTAATGCAGCAGGCATTGTTGAAATCACTCTTCCCGATGGTTCTGGAAATGTAGACTTCATTGACAGCAGCACGAATATGACTGTGCTTGCTGTTGACAGATCGGGTGGGGCGAACAATGACGCAGCCATGTCGTTGGCAACAATTGAAAGTGTAAGTATTGATCAAACTAACAATATCATTAGAATTCAACTCCCGAATGATAAATTTGCCAATGCGGATTTCATTGCAAACATTCCGTTGAAATACAAAAATGATGCACAAAACAAAACAATTAGAACTGCGTCACTTGTCACCGAAACCGTAACGGTCAAACCCGACTCTGGGAATGATGCGTTCTATGTTTTCGATGGGAATAATGGAAATGGTTATGTGACCGCACTTCTTGATGTTTTGACAATTCTGGATGACACGGGTACTGATGTAACAGCCAAGTTTAAAGTTGATGATGGTCAACGAATTGATATTTTTGACTTTGCAACACTAACTCTTCTGAAAGGTGAAACTCTTAGCACCGCTGGTAGCCAACTAACTGTCACTCTTCGAAGGTTCAATCATACACAAGCGGGTATCGGATCGGCACTTACTAGACAAAGTTATGCGTCAATCCCAGAACTTGACACATATGATAAATCACCCATCTTCAATGATCCTGACACTGGAGAGGTTTTGCGTCTGTTTGATGCGGTGGACTTCAGACCAAGAAGAAGAGTTCCATCCCGAGGTGATATTGATTACTCTGCCGAGGAGGTGACGTACCCATTTGACTTTACTTCAGACCCCTCCAAGGTTTCGTTTACCACGTTCCTTCCGAGAGTTGATGTTATTGTTCTCGGCGAGGATCGTGTCCTCAGAAAAATTGAAGGCACTCCTTCTCTTTCTCCAATTATTCCTGCTGTAAACGAACGAGATATGGAATTGTACCGTATCTTTGTTGATGCGTTCACAGTTGATGATAATGCAACATCTGTTAGGTACATTGATACACAACGCTTTACGATGCAGGATATCGGAGACATCGAAGACACAACCTTTAATGACTCCGAGTTTATCTACCGACAATCACTTGAGGCAAAGGCTATTTCTGCCGCACTTGGTCTGTTCCCCGGTGCAGAGAATGTTGACTCCGGTGTTTATGTTGATGAATTGATTGGACACGGTAATGCTGATGTCACAAAACAACAACATAACGTTTCAATCGACCCTGTTACCGCAACGCTGCATCCTCCTTTTGAAACGTTCTCAAAAGGTGGCACGCTCAGTCAAGGACAAAACAGAACAATTTACGACACGAACTACGGTAGAATCGCCACCTCTGCTGGTGTGACTACAAACTTTGTTGAAAACACAAGTGAAGATAATGGCTTGGGAGAGGCATTGTCGCCTAACCCATTCGGGATTGTTGACTACCTTGGAACAATCAAACTCGATCCAACCTTTGACCGATATTGGAGTGAGACAAAAGCACCAAAAGTTTTGGTTAACGCTGCCGGTGAAAACAACGCTTGGAAAAAAGCGATCTCTGCACCAACCGGAGTCAGCGGAAAACGATTTGGTTTTGGCACTCAGTGGAAAGACTGGGAAAGTTTGTGGTTCGGTCGAGTCACAGGAGATGAGTCTGACACGAATTCAGATTTGAGTGATCCAGATAACACTCAGTATAGAAGTAACAACACCCGCTCTGGGTTTGTGAGAAGAGTGTTGGCAGAGAAAATCACCAACAAAATTGGTGACCGAATTGTTGACCTTTCAATCGTTCCTTATATGAACGCTGTAACGATCACTGGTCTTGTTGAAAATGTCAAACCAAACTCCACTCACTACTTGTATTTTGATGATAATCTCATCGGTGCAACGATAGATGGATATGATGCAGGATCAACCGGATCATTCAACTTTAGTGTTACAGTTCCCGCTGATGAATATCTGACAGGTGAAAAACTTGTTCAAGTTTCAAATGGCTTGACCAATGGTGATATCAGCACTGCAACATCTTCAGCCGATGCGACTTTCTACGCCCTTGGTAACTACAGAACTTTAGGGGATGGAATTGATTCGGTCAGACCTGCAATCCGTAGACGGGATGCGTCAAATACCGACTCTTTCCTTGGTGCTGAGTATACTGACTCGGTTGGTGGAATCGGTGTAAGTGTATTCAATAGTCTTGATCCACTTTCACAAACCTTTAAGGTAGATGCAAACCTTTTCAACGATGGCTTGTGTCTTGAGTCTGTTCGTTTGTCTTTTGCATCAAAACCACAAGATACTGGCGGTGTTGTTGCCCTGCAAATCAGACCTGTCGATGATAATGGTTCACCTAGAAGAAACTTTGTCGTTCCTTTCTCTGAGAAGACTTTAACTCCAAGCGAGGTGTCTACTACTGGTCTTACAGACTTTACTTTTGAAAGTCCAGTCTATCTTGGACCGGGAACTTATGCGATCTCAGTTTTGACTAACGACTCTGAATATACGCTCAACACGACCGGCGCACCTTCACCAAACAGTCCGCTTGAAAGAATGTTTGTTGCAAGAAACGATGGACAGCGGACGGTTTATTCCGACACATCTCTCGTTTGCACACTGGTGAGACACTCATTCACAGTTAATAATACTTCAATCGTGTTTACTCCAGACACTCCTTTCTCTTCAAGTCTCACGCCAAGTGCAGTGTATTTTGCAAATGCAAGAAATATTCTTTCTCGGGCAACGATTAGTGCTGCGTTTGACCTTGATGGTGGTGCTACTGATGTGACGGCGATTCCAAACAAAACTGTTAACTTCTTAAATCAGACATCAAGTAGGACTAATAGTGTCACTCTTAGTTTTACTCCGACCGAAAAAGTCAGTCCGATCATTGATGAGTCGCAATGTAAACTTTTGAACATCGAATCATTCACTTCTCCTTCTATTAACGTTGACTCAGAAACGCAATCGAGCAATCAGAAGTCTGATAGTATTGCAACTTACTACTCTAAGATTGTTACACTTAACACAACGGCGGATAACCTAAACGTGAGAATTGCTGGTGTATTGACCAGTCAGGCAAAGGTCAGAGTTTTTGCCAAGGTGGCAGGAGAAAGTAATCCTGATCTTGAAACGGCTCCATACGTTGAACTCGAAGTTCAGTCCGGTGCATCCTCAACCTCAAACAACAACAGTCAAGTTGTTGTGCAAAACTTTGCATCCTCTACGGATGAAAATGCAGAACAATCATCACTTGGAACATTCGATCAGTATATGTTCAAAATTTGCTTGATAAACTCGGACGACGAGGCGAAAGATTTGCCTTTGATTACAAGCATTGCGGCTGTTCCTTTGGGTAAAAAAGTTACGTCTGAATTTTTCGAGTCACTCGCACCGACTGGAACCATTGTTGCATATAGTGGTCTTGGCGGTAATAATGGCGTTCCTGCTGGTTGGCTTTTGTGTAATGGAGTGACCCTCGGAAACTTTTCTGAAGTGTCGAAATTGAGAGATACACTTGGGACAAAGTATAATCGAGCCGATGATGACGCTGATACTGTTCGCTTGCCTGACTTGAGGACTAGAATTCCGATTGGTAGTAATGATGATATTAATGTTGGAAAGGTTAGAGTCAGAGGTGCAACCGGCGGCTCTCACAAACTCCAAGGTCACAATCACCTTAATCCAAAGACCCTCACAGATTCCAATGGTGCTGGCGGTGCTGGTGGGCTTTGGATGTGGAGTGAATATCAACATGGTTATGGCGGCTTTCGTGGTAGTCACTTTGGTAAAGAGGATGCTTGGGCTGGCAAGAGTTACCTCGGGGATGGTGAATACGGTGGCAATCCGAACGGAAACGTCGATGAAGACGGGCGAGGTCAGGGTGGTAACTCTAGAGGTTTGCTCCTCCACACCGGCACAGATATTAGTGGTGCTGAATTGGATCATTCTTTGACTGAACAGATGCCTCCGTTTGTTGTCATCGACTACATAATTAAGTTGTAAGGGAAACTAAATGGCTGGAAATGCATTTACCAACTTAAATACGATTAGCCTATCTGACAACTTCAGAGCATGGTTTGATAAAACCAACGAAATTGTTGGTGCGTTGAATCCGGTTGAAGTTTACGGTGTTACTGCGGGGACTGGAATTACAGTTGCAGTTGACGCTAATGGTCTTGCTACTGTGGGTTTGTCACTCGCAACAGCAACAACGGGTGATACGACTTTTACTGGAACGATCACCTTTGGTAATGAAGTTCAGTTTGAGGGCAAAACTGTTGACTTTACTGGAGTGACAGCGTACGGGCGAATTGTTAGAAGTATAAATGGCAGCACCGGAGATGTCACCATTGGGTTGACTGGCATTAACGATCCAACCTCGGCTACTGGCGATATGCTTATCAAATCAGGCGGAACCTTTGCAGCATACTCGGCTTTCAACGGTCAGACGTTCATTCAAAATATGCCGTTTAGATTTGCCGCATCGGGTGGTATGCTTCTCGGTGGAAACACTGGTGGTTCCGCAGGTGTCCATGACTTCAAAAACGGACCACTAGGTACTTTGCAGATTGCAACCGATGGTGGCAGTCTTGGTTCTACTCTTGCTTTTGTTCATCTTTTGAACACAGGCTACACTGGAAATCATTTTAACCAGTCGGTCAACGCTGAACGAGGAACACAAATATTCTTTGGACGCATTGGCGGTGGTGCATCTGACGCGGCTGGACTAGTGATTCGTGCAGGTGGCACGGCTGCTTTCGACGCTGACGGACCCATGGTCGTTATCGATCAAACTAATAGAAGAGTCGGAATCAACGGGATTACATCCACAGAGGGACCGCTTCACATTAAAGGCGAATCAACCAGTGCCACCTCCGCAAATGATATCGTAATTCAAAGCACGACAGGAAAAACCGCTGCTATTCGTACTGCCGTTGCAGGAACCACTGGCGAATACACTGGTCTTGAAGGATCGACGAGTATTACTACTCCAAGGTTCCGTGGATTTAACGATCTTGACAGACTTAGAACAATTATTGGTGCGACTTCAATGCCTGTTTCGGGAGTGGAACTGCGACACAACTCGAATGTTTCATCGTTTGGTATTTTTGGTCAACATTCCAGTGGTGCTTCACTGTCTCCAGTCTTGGTTGCGAAACAAGAAGGCTCGGTTGTCATCGGTGGCATTAGTTCGGATGATGGTTCGGGGTCTACCTTCGGCACACTTAACATTGCAAGTGGTAGTCTGCTTTTTGGTGGCACGCATGGAGCAACAATCGCACAAGATGGTGGGGTTCTTTCAGTAATTAGTAAAGATGGCAAGTCATCATTTACGAATCTTTTTGCTGAAACTCCTAACGGTGGGGGGTCAACATCAGCGTTTACAAATGTTTGCTTTAATGGCGTAATCACTGACGATATGGTTCTTGATCTGCGTAAACCAAACGGAGAAAGTCCATTGTCAGCCGTGGACGAAACTGGAGAGGACTTACCACCCGAGGATGATAACTTGGACGCAGTTTTCTTAGACTTTGTTGATTTTGATTCGTCTGGAAATAGAAGACATGCTGTTGGAAATTTCGAAATTCACATTACAATGCCAAATTACCTGTTCATTGATGAATTCAGGCAATCGAAGCATCATTCAGTTATTGGTGTGATTCCCCTAATTGATACAAATAGAAATGGCACTGTACCAAATGACGCTGGACTATCCGATGCTGGTGGAAATGTTTTAGGTTTGGTTGGACCCTCTGAATCTGGACAACTTATTAGAATGAGTGACTTGACTCCTAATAGCACGCAACAGTTAACCTTTACAATTAGAGGTAACTGCTCAACTGGAGTTAGAGTCGGACTTGTCGTATCGAAAACTCATGGGGACGTTGGAAATAGAAATGGTGCTATCTATCGCTCGCCCGGATCATTCAGTGCTAAATTCTTTAACGTGGAGTAATCATGTCTTTTACTAATCAACCATATGCAGGCGATCAAAATGGTGAGTTAACCCTTCTCGTATTCAGGGGCGATAATTTCATTTGCGGCATCACTCCGTCCGCAACAACTTCTGATTACGTTGCTGCTGGGGGTGACACCCTTGCAACAGCAGCGGAGTTGAATCCTTTTAAAGCAAATAGAGCGTACTTAAAGTATGCACAAAATTCAATGTCTGCGTCCACAATCAAAACAACTACATCGGGATTGTTTACAAATAGTGGTTCGCAAGGAGAAACTGGTAATGGATCTGGGGACATCAAACCTATGCCAGATCCTAGAATTTCACATAGAGTCACATTCGGAGCAACAAATGGAATTGGTGCTTCCGGTGGTGCAGCGATCAGTCACGGTCAGCAAATTGTTATCACTGACTCTTCATCATCGTTAACTTTTGATTGTTACTTTGCAAGGTTCTTTAATGGACTCACCACGGGGGTCACAAGTCAGGCAGAAATCATGCTTGTCGGTGCTTCGGGAGGAAGAGTCACTGGCGGATTTTCAAATGTCACTGGTCCGTTTATTTTTACAACACCAGCGGGCAACACAGCAGAGGTCACTAAAAATGGTGATATCGTAACCATTAAAAATCTCAACTCGTTCAGAGAGTTTATGAAAGATCAAATCGCTGCGTCCCTTGATGGAAGCACATTTGACTCAATTACATACGGAGTCTCAGCGAATAAGATTGCTGTGTTCTTCCGAGGCTCTACCGATCTTACAGAACTTGCCACGATCAGCAGTCTATTGGTTGCAAATCAAAAAGGACGTAGTGCTGACTATATCTCGAATATTCACCTTCCACTGGTCGGCTCAACAAGCCCGACTCTTGGAGTCGTTGGTTTGACATTTAATGCTGTTACTGGTGGATCTGCCACAAACTCAGAGTTTGACGATGCCGTTGGCAAATTGTTCAAGGTTCGAACTGACAAAAAAGCGACTCTTGATACGACCCTTCGCACCTTTGATACTCTTAAGTCTCTTCGTGATATGACGAACACTGCGTTCTAATGAGCGATTCTGAGCGTAAACCAAAGGGTGGGTTCAAAAGACGTAGGAAGCCTCGTTCCAATACATATAAAAGGACAAGGAGCGACCTAGATGGCAACACCCACGACAAGAGAAGAACTAAAACAGTATGCTCTAAGAAAACTCGGCGCACCAGTGATCGAGATCAATGTTGATGACTCACAACTTGAGGACGCACTCGATGACGCTTTGCAGATTTTTGCAGAATATCACTTTGACGGTGTAGAGAAGGTTTTCTACAAATACGCTGTCACCGCCAGCGATATCACCAATGGGTTTATTGATGTAAACAATATCGGTTCGACGGGACCAAATGACTCTCCACAGGTGTCTCCCGGCTCAAGTATCGTATCTGTTTACAAACTCTTTCAGTTTGACGAGAGTGGTTCTGGGTCAAATATGTTTAGTGTCAATTACCAATTGGCATTGAATGATGTGTATGGTCTTCGTGCGCCGGGAAACATGTCAAACTATGCCATCACACAAAGTTACATCCAAATGTTGGGTGACATGCTGGCTCCCGAAAAGGCTATTCGATTTAGTCGTGTGACAGACAGAATCTACATCGATGCGGATATGGATGAGTTGTTAGATGCTGGTGATTTTGTTCTCATTGAGGCGTATGCGTCACTTGATCCAAACACATATACAGAAATTTACAATGACATTTTGCTCAAGAAATATACGACCGCTGCATT